TGAGTCTGGGTCTGAGCGTTCATTCCAGACAGTCTTAGTAATCTATCTAAATCACTCATTGTCCATTCTCCTTTTGGTCCTTCTTACGTAACTTTAAAAGTTCTTCAATAAATTTCGATTTATGATCTTCACCATAATGATCTTTATGGTCAACTTTTTCTTGTTCTGAATATTTTTCATCTGCTAACTTAACTTTATATTCTTCTTGCTTACCTGCTGGAATCTCTTCATCCGGTTCGTGTTCGCCTTTTACTTTAAAGCCTGTATGCGATACTCCCATCATATTACGGATATCATTTTGTATTTGCCATCCACTTGCTACTCTATCAGTTTCAAATTCGTATGTAAATACTTCATATCCTTTATGATTAGGGAAATCACGTGGTGCACTTTGTAGTATTGTTTTCTTCACAGCACCAAGTCCTGTTGAGTCATACTTTGTAAGGTGCTTCTCAATACGATCACATTGTTCGTCGGTAAGTTCATGTACAGTTTTAATTTTAAACTTCCATGATTTGTTAGATTCTGTTAAATATTCTTTAAACGTCTTCATTACGTAGTTCTCCTATAATACTATTTATCATTTTCAGGAAGATTTTTCATAATTTCTGCTAACATTGCAGTTCTATCGCCAATAATACGTCCTTCGGCTATTTCTTCTTCATCTAATCCTGCTTCTCTGCGTCTTGCCTGCACATATGCGTCTATTTTTTCGCTATCTTTAATAAGTCTAGCTTGACGCATTTGTAATTCTATCATTTTCATCTTTTTAGTCATTTTAGCTTCTTTAGCCTGTAATGCCGCGGTTAACATTTTACTTGCACTATCAAATATAGGGGCCGCGTGTCTATCTTCTACATTTTTACCAAGGTCAACTAAATCTTCAAATGTATCCATTGCTTTACCTGCATATTCGTCCATTTCTCTATCTAGTTGTTCTAAACCTTCTACTGTTGGTAAAGCCGCATCTGCTCGTTCAACCATACTTAGGTCGCCTTTATACTTTTCAATTTCTTGTTTGATTTCGTCAGCAGTTGGTGCTTTTTCAGGTTCGTTATCAGGAAGTAATTCTTCCAAACTTGGTAAGTTTAATTCTTCCTCTAATTTTTTTGTCATTTCTTTTTCCTTTTAGAATTCTGCGGTTTATTAAAGATTTGTTTTTCAGTTATTACCCTAAAACCCATACCTTTAGCTTTGCAGTATGCATTAGCCGCTTTCCACTTTTCGTGATTGACTACTGCCGCCGCTTTTTGTGCCTGTGTTCTTGCTTCACCTAAAGTTTGACTTGCTGGTTTTATCTCTACAAACTCTGCATGGTTTGTACCTTTTTTATCTTTATAGACAATTAGCAAGTCTGGCACATATGTACTCTGTTTACCAGTGAGTGGATTCTTATATGGAATTCTGTGTGTTTCACTTCCCCAACCTAATATAGAAGGGTGATTATCACACATTCTCATAACTGCAAGTTCCCATCCACTTCTATACCTTGGAACTCTTTTACCTAAGTATTTAGCTGGGTTGCTTGGCTCGTATTGTCCTTGTTGGAATTTTCTCATTGGTTACTCCGGATGACGTGGAGCTGGTACTATATATGATTTACCATTAATATTTCTAATTGCTTCACCTGTCTTAAGTTGCCCTTTAAACACTTGCAAATTATCCGTATTTTGTTCAGCTGTGTTACTATTGACATTGTTCACCAGACCAGTATTTTGAAATTCTTTTGCTCTATCTTCGAGAGCTTCTAATTGTGCTTGATTACTAGTTATTTTACCGTTTACTACTACCATATCTTTAAATTCATTATTTACATCAAACTCTGAGAAATTATCTACGTCTGCAAATCCATCATCTGATGTAGGAGTGTTTACGAATTCATTTGCTCTTACAATGGCGGCTTGTTCAGCAACATTTGGCCCAGAACTTAAAATTTTAAAACCTTCATATGTGAAAGTAACTCTATAAATTGCTGGAGAGCTATCTCCATAATCTAATGTGTCAGCATCAATGTTTGTAATATATGGATTGTATATTTCAATAACGTTTTCCATACTTTTTGAATCTTTTCTATTAATAATTATACTTCTAATAAAGTTTCTGGATTCAGGAGTTTTAATTCCTTTTGGATCATTTAAAAATGAATTATAATCATCGTTGTTAAGAGGACCATCAACATAATGAGCTGTATAGTCTTTTAAAAATTTTTCAAAGACTGCATCTTTAGTATCGTATGCTGTAAGAGTTATAGGAGTATAATCAATACCTGTAAGAACAGTTTTCTTTGCGTTATATGCATTCAGTGTTTGCGACCTATAAATGTAGGTCGGTATTTGCACGTTTGCAATTCTAACAAGACTCAACGGAGTTGGGCTATCTATATAATTTAATGAAACAGTAAAAGAATATTTATTTCTTGGTACTGCGTCAATTTCGCCTCTTCGGGAATCTTGACTATAGACTTTATATGCTGAGTCGCCGATTGCCATCAGTGGTTCCTATCTGTTATCTAGTAGCGCCAGATTGTGCTGAGTCGCTAGATGCAGATTTTTCACTTAATGCGTCATTACCATCGATTGAATGAACCGCACTATCATATCTTAATTGGATAGTTACTTGGATCATTGTAGAATCTGCATAGTTTAGATCACCATACTGAACGTTAGCAATGTAACAACCTTGCAATTCCCACTTATCAAATACAGTTGGTGATGTACTACCATTTGCACCATCTAGTGTTTCTAATGTTACACCAAACTTATATGCATTACCTGAAATTGAACTGTGTTGATCTGCATGGTCAACTTGTCTATTTAATTGGTTACCAATTTTCTTAATAACATTCGATTTCATATCATCTCTGAATACTATTGAAATTGGTTCCCAGGCGTGTTTACCTGCAAGATACATTTTTGAGTTGTAAGAATCTACTACAACTTCTTCATGTGTCATTGACGGTCTGCCTGCACTAATAACGTTCTGAGTTACTTCATCTGTCGCTGTTGCACCACCAAGGTCTTCAAAGGTAACTCTGAACCTATAACTTAATTTAGGCATTAAAGTTGTTCCTGCTGAAGAGTCTGTTGGTACTCCAAAATTTGTAATTACAGCCATTTTATTTCTCCTATATACTACTGTAGTATTGTTTATCTTATATTGTATTTATCAAATCAGTGTTCAAAAAGATAGGCTTCAGCAAAAGAAGCCCATTTTAAGGTAATTTGACAGGTTACTAGTTGTAACCCGCCAAATCGTGTAATAAATTTATGCTAAAAATCCGTATTTTGGGATATCTGCTTTACCAGCTTCAAAATCACCAAAGTCAAAATTACCAGCTACAACGTATTCTTTGAATGCTAACCGTTTTGTTTCGTTTTCCCAATCATATCTTATCCATACTGAACCTTCATATAATTTATATGAAACATATACAGTACCAGCCGACTCTGGCTGACCTGCTACAGCATCATTAATAACTGTACAAGCTGGAGTCGCTTTGAAAGCATCAACTGATGCGTGAGGGTTACCTGGAGCCTTAGCTATTCTAAATCTAAAGTTTTCGTCTACCATAGTGTTCTCCTTTTTTTCCATGAAAAAATGTAATTCATCTATGAACTACAATGCATTGCAATTTGCATTAGTATTTATCGTATTACTTAAAAAGAAAAAGGCTACTATTAAAAAAAATAGTAGCCCTTACTTTTGTATTCCTTTAGTGTCTTATTAACTTAATTCACCAGTGTTTACAATTCTAATTGGAATGTAAATAAACTCTGCCGCTTTAGTTGGCTCAATAGCAACATCAATGTAAAATTCATTGGCGTCTATTCTAGCCGCTGTATTGTTTGTTGTATCACAAACTACTGCAAAGTCGTATATTCCACGTTGTTGTAAAATGTTTGCTAGGAAACCGTCAAATACTTGTTTAGCATTTGCTCTAGTACTAGAATCATTTGGCTCAAATAAGAACGGTCTTGAAATAACTGCAAAACGTTCTCTTAGGTAAGCTGTTAATCTAGCAACATTAACTCTGTCTAATGCCGAAGCACTCGCGTGTAATGATTTTTGTCCAAATACTACAACACCTTCTGCAGGAAATTTAGCTATTGGGTTTAATTTTTTATCATACATTGAGTCTCTTTGACCTTGAGTTACTGCTAGTGACACAAACTCATCTTCGCTATTTAAGTATCCAACATTTGATGCATTTTGTACAACACCACGTGTTAGACCAGCTGGTGCAAACCATTGAAATGATACATTGTCACTATACGCATAAGTGTATAATGCAATGTGTGATGCTGGTGCTACAACGTTATCGCCTGTTACAGGGTTAGTTGTGTATGCGTGTGGATAATAAACTGCTGAGTAAGTATTCTTTGTTACTAGGCCGCCTTCACCGTTTGTAGTTGCGCCTGTTCCTTGAATCCAAGATACTGCTTCTGTTGGATTTAAACGGAATGGTGCATCAACAATGATAAATGCAGTTTCATCTCTATTACTGTTTAATGAAACCATTTCATCATATAGTTCAGGATAACCTGGTGCCGCAAGTAAACGGAATTGAA